CTATATCAGGCATGAAAGACTTTACAATGTCGTATACTAAACCCGACCGCCCCGTTTATATTGAAGACGAAAATAAACTTGCGATCATAATGCCGAAAACAAATTGAAATACTTATTACTACCTTTGATATTCTTATATGTTCTTCAAGTACATGAATTTAAAACAGAAATAGCATATCTTGAAGAACATATAGAATATCTCGAAAAGGAAAGGATGCGGAGTCTTGAAGTTAAAATAACATTTTACGCCCCTGATTTAAGCGGCATTAATTCAGATACAACCCCAGATAAAACAACCACAATGCAAACACCTGTCCCCGGCTGGACTTGTGCTATAAGTAGAGATTTAGTGAGGGCGGGATGGTTAGGTCGCCGGATTTACATAAAAGGATTAGGGGTTCGGTATGCTTCAGACATAATGGGTAAATCTGTAAACGGAAAGATAATTGAAAGACAAATTGACATTTGCGTAGGTAAGAAAAATGTACGGACAGAAGCCAAAAACTTTGGTAAAAGTAAAGAAATAGCAACAATTTTATAAAAAGGAAACTTAAAAATGATAAAATATGAGGCGAAAATTATTGGAGAAACAAGTGCAGGACTCACCGCCGTAGAAATTTACAAAAATAATACCATCATATGGTCACTGGATTTTTTTGAACAAGGGGCATCTTTTCAGGGATATATTGGCGGATTACAAGCGGCATATGACACTGCTATAGATTGTGCCAATGTATATGATTGGATGGAAAATGACTCCCCACCAATCATATACAGCAATGATGACACGACATGGGTAATTGCATCCTTTATTCCAACTGATGGTTGGAAATTTGCTGAACCACAAAATGATGGCCAATCAGGGGATTTTATAAAAACTAATGCTGATAGAATACCTGCTGATATTGTAGATGCATGGGCGGCAGAATTAGGTATCTAAGTAAAAAAATAAACAACATCAAACTCAAAAACAAGACCTTGTTCAATTACTTGCTCGAATAATTGACGATTCGTATATACTTGACATAGAAATTAAAGAAAAGAAAAAGATACTTGATAGTAACAAAAGGAAGCTGAAACAACAAGCATTGATTGAAGGGAAATCCTTGTTTTCGGGGGAACTTGCTGAAGCCGTTTTTTCGAATGATACGAAAACAGAGATTGACCCAAAAGACCTTTACAACCTTCTTATTGAACTCGGGCAGGAAGATGCCTTTTTTGACCTCGTAAGTGTTAAACTAGGGGCAGCAAAGGAAAGAATAGGTGATATGTTGTTGGAAAGGGTTTGGAAACAAACTGTAAAGAAAAATGCCAAACTTAAATTCAAGAAAATTTGACAAGTCTTAAAGAGTATAGGATAAAGAATAAAACGGCCGGAATTTCCGACCACAAATAAAAAAACGGAAAGATTAACCGCGATTATACCAATTGCCTAATGAAAAATGTCATTATACTTGGCTTAGTCTGTTTTTGTGTATTTCTTGATCATCAATACATGGCCACGATTGAAAGTCTAAAAAATGAACTCGAAGTACACAAAACAGAATCGGCCAAAAAAATTGAAAAATTGGAAAGTGAAATAATGTGGAGCACAAAAGTAAAAATCACTTTTTACGCTCCCGCATTAAAAGGGATAAATTCTGATTCAAGGCCCGATCTTACCGCCACAATGGAAAAACCTATTCCAGGTTGGACTTGTGCAATTAGTAGAGATTTAGTAAAGGCGGGATGGCTAGGGCGGAGAATATATATTCCCGGTCTGGGTATAAGATATGCTTCGGACATCATGGGAAAGTCAGTAAGGGGAAAGGCCATAACAAAACAAATTGACATATGTGTCGGACAAAGACACGTATGGACAGAATCAAAAAAATTTGGTAAAACTCATGAAATAGCAACCATATTGGAAAGGAAACCATGAAAACATATTTTACACCAAAAAAATTCCCAGAAATGGAAATATATTTTTATTACAACCCTGAAGAAAAACAAACTCGGTGGGAACCTGGCTGCTTCGAGGAATACGAATTTTACAAAATTCTTATCAATGGAAAAAGAATAAGTGTTGATCTCGAAGATCATTTAATAGAATTTTTTGGGGACAAATGGATTGAAGAATTAATTGAAATTCGAGAATTTTATAAGGGGGATTAATGATTAATCTCTTTGATAAACCCAAGCTAATTGGTTTAATAGGAAACCCCAACTCAGGCAAGTCAAATTTGATTTACCATATCATAGAAGAATTGAGACAAGATTCAGACTTTAACCTTGTAACGTTTGGGTTAAAATCAGTAATAAAAAATTCAAAACAAATCTGGTCACTGGAAGAACTCGAACAAGTTACAAACAGTTTAATAATTATAGACGAAACCTTTAGCCTTTTTGATATGGATAACAGGACAAAAAAAAAGCAGATAGAGGCGACATTTCGCCTCCTGTTCCATAATAACAACATATTAATTATGAGTTTATTGCCTGAGAACTGTAAGAAATTCATATCGTCGAAGTTAGATGTAATGATATTTAAAAAATGCTCAATGGCAGACTTCATAAACGGAACCGCCACAAAACGAGCAGCAACGAACTACAGAGGGCCGGAAAAAGGAACTACACTGCTTGATATTAAAGTAGATAAGGCATTGATATTTGATAGCACGTACAGCGTTATGGACGTACCTTATTTAGAACAGCATGATTCTAAAAAAGGAAACAAACCAATAATCAGGGATAAAAAATCATTCTTTAAGAAGAAGACTGCTTGACAATTAAACTTAAATATAATACAAAAACACAACGCACCTATTTTTATGAAAAAACCCAGTGAAAAAAGGATAGCTTAAAATGAAATGGAAAAGAAATAATTCGGTAAAAATGGAACCGGGGAAAAGACTTTTAATTTATTCCCCTGTGTATGAAGAAAAGGATAATGATTCTATGTTGTATCGAATCATAGATTCCCAATTTTTACATATAACACAAGAAGCACTTTGGTATTGTGAACTCGAACCGCCCTATAAAAAGAAAAGATAATTAAAAATGGACGAACAGACAACCTCCTGAATTTTATATATGAAAATTATAATTTAAAAAACCCTTAATTATAATAATTTATAATTAAGGGTTTTTTATTCTATTTTAATTTCTTCTCATCATTTTTTCTAATCTTTTTGCCCTACTTCCTACTTGCACATACCATTTAGAATTTACCATTTCATCCGCAGCTTTTTCGAAATCTTTTAAATATATTGCTGACAACATTTTTTTAAATTGTCGGAACCTGTTCGGTCCTAAATTAAACCTCATATTAACGAGAACACACCATCTATTCAAAGATAAATCAGTTCTATAAATATTCATACTATTTAAATCAGCAATACAATTCCTTATGTCATTTCGCAAAAGATATCTTGCTTCATCTTCCGAAATTCCTACATCTTCAATATTTCGACCCACACCAATAGTTAATTTTCCAGAAGAACATCTATACGGTTTTAAAACCATACCCTCATCTATAATCAAATCATCTTCAATAAGCATTTGTTCCATATCTTATGCACCTTATATTTTAATTGTTTTTTTAAGAGTAGCCACAAACCCACGCGCTTGCATTATCTGCTGATAAGCTTGGGCTTCTTTCAACCCATCAAGCGTACCTTGAAAATTTTCAATCATAACATTGAATGATGTATCAAGGCTCGGCTTTTCTACCTGGACTTCATATCTAAGCATTTAACACCCTCCATTTTTTTTCTGATCATCAACGTTATCAACACATGGATAGTTACATTTTTCCAGCATCAAAGCCCTAAAAATATCACCAGCAAGTCCAACATATCCTGCTTGATCATCGAAACTATCTATTTTACCGGCTCCGGTTAATTGTCTCGAATGTTTATATAAACTCATTAATTGCGCAACATTAAGAGACGTCAACAAATTTGATAAAACAGAAATAATTTTTTTTTGCATATCTTGTGAAATTAACATTGAGGATTCATTTATTCGATTCGTAATAAGTTGCTTCAATGTTGCATTCCAATGATCTGCGACTATTTCAAAACTATTTTCAGGAATCCCATATTGATCTAACCTTTCACCATTTATTATTTTAATTGCTTTTTTTAAACTTTCACCCCGCTCTGTATTTTTCAAAAAATTTCCTCCTCTTATTAATTAAAAATAGTTTTAAATTTAAAACTATTTTTATTTTTATATTTTAACATTCCAAGCATTTATAATTCGTTTAGTTTGAATTTCATGAGGTTTAGGAGCACCATGAAACCATATGATTCTTACTTTATCCCAATTCCTTACCTTTCTTAGTTTAACATCTTTCTTGTATGATACAATATATCCTGGTGGCCAAAATTTCATTTTCTTAATTAGCCGGTCATAAAGAAACCGCTCTGAACCATTAGTTTCTTCTTCGTATTTTTTGTAGTTCTTGTTTAGTTCTTCCCATATGTTTTTGCCGTACCCTCCCTCAAAAGCCATAAAATTACCAGCACACATTCCTTTCCTTTTTTCTGCAATAGCTTCCTGGATAATAAATTCATCTGTGAACTTGGCGAACACATCTAATGATCCCACTATCACATTATCAAGGTCAAAAGAAAAAACACGGCCTTCAAAATTATTGGCCGGATCAAATTGAATGGTCTTTTTAAGATTACCTTTCATCCATTCGTTATGTAAAGGTCTTATCTCGATGCCTTCCCGGATTCCTTCTGGTATGTTTGTAAAACATATATTTTTATGTGGCAAGGAAAGATGCCTATCAACCATATTGAAAAGTTTATTCACATATTCAGGGAAATATGGACCTGGGCCCCAATAAAACGTAATACAGTTTATGGGTTTTGATTTGGGAGATTTAAGTTTTAAAGGGAACCCATTAATTGATTCTGTTGAAAGCCTATAATGTTTTCGTACCCAAGGGTATTTCTTCATTATATCTTCTTCCCAAGGATCGTGACCCCCTTGAAACATTACAATCTTTGAATTATCTGGCAGTTCTTTGCGTTTCTTTTTAAAAAAATCTTCCCTAAAACAATACACTCCGTCTTTATCAGAAAACGTTTTTTCTTTATTGCCTAATACATAGCTAATCCAACCTTGATCGGAACCTATATACCCTGCATCTTTGGCTAATTTCGGCGAAAGGTTTGGATCAAATTTTTCCCAAACTTGAGGGCGAGATCCAACTTTCAGTGACCAAAGCCCGCCATTATAAGGAGTGTTTCTTGCTGTTCCTTTTAGACAAATAAAATCTTCTGTTCTATTAATAATATCATCTATATTTCCTATAATAACACAATCCAAATCTATACTTATAATTCTATCTTCAAATGGGGTGTCTTCCGAGAAGGCTTTTAATCTTCTATAACATGAGGGCTTGTTGTGTCTTTCCGATGGATTTATAAGGTCTTTACAATCATCCCATAGCGGAATTATTCTTATGTTTTCATTAATACCTTCAGCATCATCTGTCACACAATTAAACCGAAATGGAATAGTCGTATTTCTTTTAACCATATCATACAACACATTTACGTGGTATGCCGTAAACTCTGTCCTAAATCCATTCAAAGGCTTCCACTTCCAACATACAAGATTAATCATATTTGCCTCTCCCAAGGAAAGTTTAATGGTGGTATTGGAGGTAGTCCAAGTCTTTTTCTTTTAGCTAATTCTGAATTACACCCAACTTGATATTTACTCCCTTTTCTACCATAATTTCTGGTAGAAGCATCTTTAATATCTTGTCTGCGGAACAACGTCAAATAAAACTTTTTCTGCAATTCTATTCTTTCACTAACACTTATAAGTTGCCGTCTGAAAGTGGAGTCAGTACCATAATACCCAGAAAATGATTCATCATATCCCCCTGCCTTCCAATAAAGATTTCGTGTAAGAACATAAGAATTTGGATGCCTCTTATACCATTCTCCGTTAGCCTTTTTCCTGCCCGGAACATAATGAGTATCACTATCCAAATCCAAGTTGTATAAGATTTCAAATTGTTCCTTACTTAGAAGGTGATCCATGTCTGTAATTAGGCACCAATCTTCTGCATGAGTCATACCAAGATTTCTGGCTCCATTTTGATTCCACGGAATATCCACATTAATTCTATAAAGTTCCAAAGGAAAGAAGGTTTCTTTAATATGATTGAATGCAGGGTCTTTTTTAGAACCATCATCAACCAAAATTATTTTAAAATCTTTTTTAGGATACGATTGCCATTCCTTGAAATGCCTTTCTAGCATTTTACCGTTTTCATAGTACGCCATTACCAAAGTAAGTCTATCCATTATATGCCCTGTTTAAAAAGGTTATTGTGTCTTGAATGGTATCCGGTAATTCTATATAAAAATATCTCATGCAGAAATTTTCATTTAAAAAAAAATCCAAATCTCCATAAAGTATGTCAGGAAAAATTTCATTTATATCTTGTTTTGTTATGTTCCACTTTGGACTATCGTTAGGGCCAAGCCCTTGCCGCATATATAGTCTTGTTCTCACTACTTCAATTGGATTTCTTGTTTTAACCCTTTTGGCCGGATTTCCAACATAAACAGAATCTTTCGGTATGTTCCCAGAAACAACCGATCCCATACCAATAATGGTTCTGCGCCCTATTATTGTACCTGGAGAAATAAGGGAATTATACCCTATCCATACATCATTTTCTATTTTTGTGGTCAATTTTTCTTTATTGGCTCCTTTAACCGGACAATGGGATGCAACAAAAGAATTTGTGCCAAGAGTAACAAAATCACCTATACTTATTGTCTTTGCCGTCTGATCTACCCTGCCCCAAATTCTTGAAAATTTCCCTACAGGAAATCCTGAAGCATTAAGTCGTTTATTCTTGTTCATATTCTGCCAAAAATTTTCTGTAATTTAAATGTCTGTTCCCCTTATTGGGAGTCCAAATCAAACTATTCTTTGAAAAAGATTTATCCAAAAATTGAGAGGAGAGATTGTCATAATCTTCAATTACTTTGTAAAAAGCAAGTTGCCCATGTGCCTGTTGTCTTTTTTTTAATGGTGTCTTTTGTATTTCTTTTAACCAAGTATCTACAAATTCTATGGTATTTTTTGGAAACACAATAAATCCGATAGCAAATTTACCAAAATCTTGTTTCACCTTTCTATTTCTTACTGTTATTTTTTTACAACCTTTAATGAAATCTAATATATTACCTCTAAATAACAAATCAATATCAGCAAAAACATAATAGAATTCATTTGATATTTGGTGAATTGCCTTTTTAAATTCTTGTATCCTGTGATCATCTGCTACATAATTCATCCAAACAGTATTCTTTAGCCCTTCAAAGCATTTTGATTCTTCTTGTTTGGAAAATTTTAACTTAAAAGTAGAAAAATCAAAATCAATATAAAGATTCGAATAAAGGGAAAGCAAATTTACAATCTGCTCGTTAATAATATTGATTGTTTTCAGATATATTTTTTCATTTTCACCATTAAACTTCTTGAAAGATTTTAGAAATAAAACAGCATTATCATAGTATTTTGGGGTCAAATAAGAATATATCATTCCATAAACCACCCTACCTTTTCTGTTATAATACCGGAATTGACTATAGGAATATTTAGTTTTTTAGCCAGAACTTTAAGTTCATTATCAAAATCTGCCATGACTTTATCATAGTCAAAAATTACTGCTTTAGAATTTTTCCATGATTGTAAATGTCTTTCCCAATATTCTTTTGGCGTAAGTTTTACATTCCTGAAATTGGTGCTGACATCTTTTCTATAACTTACCTTGGTTCTATTGTTTACCTTTATTACAAAATCTCTCTTTGGAACCCACATATCAGCATATCTTGTAGAAAGGAAAGTATCAAAATCATTTACATCAAGTCCGAATCTGTCTTTTATTTTGTAAATAGATTTTGCCACATCTTCAAAATTTCTTTTTACATAAATTACGTTTTCTGTATTTAATTTATGCTTCATTTTATGAGGAGATTTGGCATAATACTTGAGATATTCCTTATCATTGAAAAAATTATAGGCTATTGAGGCCGCTGCAAAATGGGTGCCGGATCTTGGATGCCCGTAAATACTAAGCATTAAGCCTCCACATACCAAAAGTCCGTTTCTTTTGAGTGGGTTCTTCTACAAATTCCATAAGACTACCAAGGCCAAAAGGAGGCAACGCCATATTATATCTTCTGGCGGAATAACCACCTTTAGAATCCGTATCCGCTTTTTCGTTGTCTTGACTCCAAGTGAAAGTTGGGCACATAATATATTTAGAACCACTCTTCTTTAGGTTTTTAAAAGCATTATACGATGTTTCCAAATCCAAATGGAACATGCAATCCCGGCAAACAATCAAGTCTGTTTTAAGGAAATCATATTCCACAATATCACAATGAATAAAAGATGTGTCTGGATATTTTGCCCGTACTTCCCGTAACATTTCTAAATTAATATCATATCCAGTATAAGTTGCTCCTTGTTTATCAACTTGGGACATCCAGCTAAAATCACCACAACCAGCATCTGTGATAGATTTAATATCATACTTGGAAATCATCTTTTCAATAAACTCTCGAATTGGTTTTGTGGCTTTGGGGGTTGAACCTTTACCGCAAGGAGACATATTTCTTGCTACCTTACTTTTCCATTTATATACTGCCGTATCTTTGTACATATTATTTATCCTTTAATAGTTTCCAGCCAGATTTGCGTAAAATATTAAAACACTTTTGTTTTGTTCCGCCAAGTTTGAAAATCTTCAACTGGTTTTTTCCGTCCTTCAACTGCTTAACCTTCGACTCTATAGATAATAAAAGCATATTATGGAATGTTCTGGCTATATAGCTCAAGTATAAGTCTTCTACTTTATCAAATGGTTCTGGAATATTCATTAGTCTTTCATCTTCAAACAATTTTCTATCCAAAACCATTCCACCAGTGCCGCAATAATCTACCTGCACATATGGTTTATTATTGGTGCTATTTCCCCAATAAAGTTCATCAAATATCCTGGATTTTCTGCTTTGAACAGCGTTTGGGTTTTTCCTATAACATTCTACCATATATTCTACAAAATCTGGCCTTGGAATCTGATCATCATCAAAGAATATAATTGGATTACCTTCTGTCTTTAGAACAAGCCAAAATCTCGCCTTAGAACCATCATTTTTATTATTTGAATATATGTTTACATCAAGAAACGTATTAAGAACTTCAAGTTCACCTGAATTATCCCAAATATTAAAATCAAAATCACTATAAGTTTGATGCTCTAACGCTTTAATTATGATCGGAATGTTTTCGATTCTTTTCCAAACGCACATACATACTGATGGCCTCACGATATTACCTTATACAAATCTTCAATAGTTTTTAATGACACTTCTTCCTTTCCAATTTTTACCATACCTGGTTTATATTTTTTACCAAAATCTAAATCAAATACCCAATAAGAAATCCAACAATTAATATCATTAAAATGAATTTCAAGTAACTTTAAAATAATAGTAAACAACTCATCATATAAATCTTTTAAAACAGAAGAAGGCATTACATCTAAAATTTTATCTAATTTATTAAAAGAATTTTTTACAGTTCCCATGACATTTGAAAAATATTCCAACTTCGTGACGCTCCACAGGGCAAGCCCACGAGGTTTTCTTGGTAGTTCCCTATAACATCTTTTGCAAAAGTAAGTGAATTATTATAAATATTTAATTATAATTACTACACCTAATTTCAGGATAAATCAAACAATT